ACAGCAATTGCATTCACATATCAACTAGCACAAACATATAATTCAACGGCTACCTATACAGTTCCTTCTGCAATTAGCCAGTTGGCAGTTTTCACCTTTGCTGGTGGTAAGACTGGTACTTCTGGAAATACTGGTAACGGTCCAGGATCAACTGGCGGTGCTGGAGGTGCTGGAGGAACAGCATCAGCAGGATTTGTTAATGCACTTAACTCAGGTACAAACATTGTTGCAACAGTTGCAGCAGCAAATGGAAACAGTTCATTTGGAACATTTTTAGTATCTGACGGTACTGGAAATGCAAGTGGAAAAGTTACTGTTAATGCTGGTGGAAATGGCGGAAGCGGTGCAGCAAGAGCGCTAGGAAATAATAACCCAGGACAAACTGGCGGTGCAGGCAACGCTGGTACAAACATAGCCCTAACTGGAGCAGGTCTTAATACAACAGCCTATAACTTCGGTGGTGGCGGTGGTGGCGGTGGATCTGGTGCAGTTAGATTTAGCCCTGGTGGATCAGGTGGCGGTGGTGGCGGTACTGCAGGAGCACCAAATGGCGCAGCAGGCGGTGGCGGTGGTTCCGGAAACCAAAACGTAAACGGAGATAGCGGTGGCGCAAGCGGCGGTGCAGCAGGAGAAGTAGGAGTTCAGCCATCAGGCGGAGGCGGCGGCGGTGGCGGTGGCGGTCTTGCAGGAGGAGGCTGGGGACAGTCTAACGGTCCTGGCGGTGCTGGTGGCGCAGGTGCACCAGGTAGAGTTATTGTTTGGGAGAAGAAATAAAAATGGCAGCAAAACCGTATGCTTGTATTCAAGGTGAAAATGTTGTAAATGTTCTTATCTTTGATTTACCAAGTGAAGAATTGTTAAACGAAGTCAAAGAAACATTTTCTTATGATGAAATTATTGAAAGTGATATTGCACAAGTTGGATTTTTATATCAACTCAATGAATTCATTGATCCAAATGCAGTTGTTCCTGAGGACGAGCCTGAAGTTATACCTGAATAAAATATAAAATAGACAAAAACAATATTTTATAATTGTGTAATTTCTGTAGGTTGTGTTATACTTGTTTATAGAATGTGGGGAAACATGAACATAACTTTTACAAAAGTAGCGGACGTTGCAGATTTAAATGAACCCAAACCATCATCTCATTTTATTCCAAATTGGTATAAAGAAATTGCTTCATATGTTGGTGATGAAAAAAAACCAACTGGGCTTGGCGTTACAACTGGAACAATAAAAAGATGTATGCCAGTTTTTGATTCCATAACTGCTGGATATATAATAACAACTTTTACAGATGTTTGGGTTAGCAAAAAATATGATGAAAATGGAACACAATTTCATGGTTATGAATGGCCAGGTGGAGTTACTCCAGTAGAGTTTCATGGTACAGTGCAAGCACCAAACCATCCATCATATAACGGATTTCCTTATCCAAAATGGATCAATCCATGGGCAATCAAAACCCCAAAAGGGTATTCAACTTTTTTTATCCCTCCAGCACACAGAGAATCAGTTTTTACTATTTTCCCTGGGTTTGTTGATACAGACGAATATGTGAGTCCAGTAAACTTTCCTTTTGTTATAAATGATAAAAATTTTGAAGGGTTAATTCCTGCAGGAACACCAATAGCGCAAGTCATTCCAATTAAAAGAGATTCTTGGAAAATGTCAATAGGAAATGATAAAAATATTGAAGAGCACGTCAAAGCAACAAAAAAATTAAAAACAAAAATTTTTGATTCCTATAAATTTCAATTTAGACAAAATAAAGAATATAAATAAAAAAAATACCCCTACTAATTAAAGTAGGGGTTATTTTTTATCTTTAAGCGTGTTGGCTAGGGAACTTTTTTAGCCATCTTTGAACAGGTGCGGTCTTGGCATATTTCCAAGACTTCCAGTCCGTTCCACCCTTAGTCATATGAAATACAATCTCTGCATTTTTGACAGGGCTAAACAACTCAGCATTAGCATCTAGGTCAAACTTATCTCTACGATCAGGTCCTAGATCCCCAATCATATTTATTTGAAATACCCCGTAAGAACTGTCTCCAGTTTTTATGTTGCCATTAAAAGCAAAAGGTCTTCCGTTTGACTCCGCCTTGGCTACAGCCCAAGCGGTCTTTAAACCTTTCCCAGTAAAACCTACAGCCTTCAATAATTGAACCAAGTCGTAGTCAGTCAAAGAATGTGCATTCTTGTACTTTTCTAATACCATGACTTTTTTTGGCTTAGAAACCAAAAAAACCGACTTAGGGTCGGCAGGGGTAGTCAAGGTCTTATTACTCAATAAATTATTTTCAGTTGTATTAGTTAGCGCATTAGCAGAATTTGATATAGGTGCAATCATTCCAACTAATGATAGGATTCCAATCCAAGCCATTTTGTCTCTTCTCATAATATAAACCTCCTAGAGCAAAATTGCTACCCTGCGGTAGCATAGTACAAGTATAACATGTTTTAGCCCTCAAAAGCAAACTTTTGATATTTTTTTTATTATTGTTATCTATTTGTTATAATTCAAAGTGGTATAATAGAAGGACTATGGCTACAGGTGTAACTCCAATATATGATCTTCCATACCCAGTACTTTCCGATCAGGTAAATGTACATGAGGATATTCAATCATTAGCAGAACAACTAGAATTAATACTTCCAACACTAGGACTTCCATATCAAACAATAGAAGTTACAAATAGTAGCGGTGTAAGTATTGCTAAGGGGGATCCAGTTTATATTTCTGGATTTGGAACATCTAAACCAACAGTAGCAAAAAGTGTTTCTACCAACCTTGCAACATTTCCAGTAATTGGTTTAGCACAAGCAGCAATTGCAAACACCAATGATGGCGTAGTTGTTATTTCTGGAGTATTTTCATCAATTAACACAAACTCTTATGAGGCTGGAAATATTTTATATGTTGGAACCACAGGAGGTCTTACTGCTACTCAGCCAACCGCAGGATCTGGGGCAGTAGCAATAGTTGCAAAGAAAAGTTCTTCTGCTGGAATATTACTAGTTGGTCAACCAAAGGGCAATGGCACCTGGGGATCATTGAAAGCAGGTTTGGCATAATGGCAACATATAGAGGACAAGGTGCATCTACATACGATATTGGCGAAGCGCCACCATTTGTTAATTGGACTATTGTAAAGGGAGACACAGCCTCTTTTAGAATTTATCTAACAGATGATGCTAAACAACCTTTAAATATCCCTGACTGGACTATCGAGGCGGAATTTAAAAGACCAACAACTCCAGTTAACCCTCAAGTAATTACAGACACTGCAACTTTAATTTTTTCGATTACTCCGTCACAAGATTTAGAAGATAACGATGGTGAATTTAAAGTTAACCTAACTGCTGCACAAACCGCACAGTTGCAAACAAATGACATTTTTGATATTGAATTACGCCTTCCACAGAACACACTTGTTTGGACAGTTGCTCAAGGGAAGATTACTCTCCTTGAGGATGTTACAAACTAATGGCATCAGTTGTTATAAATAACAATACTCCAATTTTTGCAAAAGTTATTGAAAAAGTATCTTTTCCAAATGTAGAAATTACCCAGCCAAATCGGGGGGTAAGCATAGATTCGATCCTACCATTTAGAATTAGATTTACTGCAATACAGATACCAACATCTATAGGCAATGTTCCAGCAATCCCCTTACAGGTTATCGGTTTCTCTAACTATATACTTTAAAATGTATGATATAATTCAAACATGGCTAAATTATCAATCTCAAGCATCAAGTCTCTGTTTCAGACTGGAGACCGTCCAACTCAAGAAAACTATGAGGACTTAATTGATAGCACCTCTGCAAGATCAACAGACCTTGGTTCAGATGGTAACAATGAAGTTACAATTAACGGCATTGAAAACTCAACAATCTTTGATAACTTTTTAGCAAGCGAGTGGAGATCCGTAAAATACCTGGTCTCAATTAAAAAGACTTCTGGAGGCGCAAATAAATACTGGGCCACAGAATTAACCATTGTTCCTGACAATACAGATGTAAGCGTCAGTGAATATGGAACAGTAGACAATGATGGGAATATTGGCACCATCTCCGTGTCTAGAGCAGGAGATACAGTTTCGCTAACTGTAGTTCCAGTGGGTGGGCAAACCCCGATAACCTTACGCTATTTGCGTATTGGGTTAAAGGCTTAACTAAGGAGATAAAATGGCAACAGTAACAAAAGATTTTAGAGTAAAAGCGGGATTAGTTGTTGAGGGATCAACAGCAACCGTTAATGGAAAGAATATTATCACAGCAGGTGTCGTTGACGCTAAAGGTGATTTGATTGTTGGTAGCGCAGACGATGCAGTTGCTCGTTTAGGCATTGGTACAAACGGTCAAGTACTTACAGCAAACTCAGGTGCAACATACGGCGTTGAGTGGCAAGCACCAGCAGCAGTTGGTGTATTTGGTACAAGCATTGAGTTTGAAGGATCTACAGCAAATGATTTTGAAACAACACTTGCAGTAACTGACCCAACCGCAGATCGTACAATCACACTCCCAGATGCTTCTGGTACAGTAGCACTTACTTCAGATCTTACAACACACGCAAACCTTACAGAAGCACATGGAGCAACTGGTGCTGTAGTTGGTACAACTAACACACAGACACTTACCAACAAGACTTTAACATCACCAAAGGTCAATGAAGATGTTGCACTTCTAGCAACTTCAACAGAACTTAACATTCTTGATGGAGCAACACTTTCAACCACAGAACTTAACTATGTAGACGGTGTAACATCAGCAATTCAAACACAGTTAAATGATAAGGCTTCATCTGGAGACCTTACAACTCACACAGGTGCTTCAACAGGAGTACACGGTGTAACTGGTTCAGTAGTTGGAACATCTGACACACAGACACTTACAAATAAAACACTTACCTCTCCAGCAGTAGACGGAAACGGAATTGTTTTTGAAGGTGCTACAGCAAATGACTTTGAAACAACACTTACAGTTACAGACCCAACATCTGACAAGACTATTACTTTGCCAGATGCTACAGGTACTGTTGCTCTTACAAACAACAAGTTAGATGTTTTTGCTGCAACAACTTCAGCAGAACTTCGTACAGTAATCTCTGATGAGACTGGTACTGGAGCACTTGTTTTTGCTGATACCCCAACACTTGTAACACCAAACATTGGTGCTGCAACTGGTACATCTTTGGTTCTTTCAGGGGACTTAACAGTTAATGGTACAACAACTACAATTAACTCAACAGAAATCACAGTTGATGACAAGAACCTTACACTTGGTTCAGTAGCAACACCAACAGACGCAGGCGCTGACGGTGGTGGTATTACTCTCAAGGGTGCTACAGATAAGACTCTTAACTGGGTAGATGCGACTGACTCATGGACCTCTTCAGAGCACTTTGATCTTGCTTCTGGCAAAGTATTAAAGATTGCTGGAACTCAGGTTCTATCAGCAACAGAGTACACAGGAAATGCTGCAACAGTAACAAATGGTGTTTATACAACAAGTAAGATTTCAGCACTTGCTGCAACAACATCTTCAGAACTTGCAGGAGTACTTACAGATGAGACAGGAACTGGAGTTGTAGTATATTCTAATACACCAACTCTTGTTACTCCAGAAATTGGAGCAGCAACAGGTACCAGCCTTGCTCTACCAGATGCTCTCGTTGGATCTGCAACTGCAACTGCTGGAACTTCAGCAACAACAATTGATACATTCTCAGCAACAACATATTCTGCTGCTAAGTATGTTGTTCAGATGAAAAAGTCTGGCAACATTGAAGTAATTGAAGTACTTGTTGCTGTAGACGGTGATAACAATGTTTACTTAACAGAATATGCTAATGTACAAAGTAATGGTGAACTAGGAACAACAAATGCTGTCTTCTCAGGTGGCAACGTTCTTCTTCAGGTTACTGCTGCTGCCGCAGATACTGCTGTTAAGGTAAGCAAGACCTACATCGAAGCATAATTAGAGACGGGAGTCAACTGTGACAACAACTAATAGAGACTTTAAAGTAAAGCATGGGCTAGATGTAGCCCAAGGCGGTACTTTTGGTCAGGCTGTCACAGTTGGCACCCCTACTGAAAATGCACATGCAGCAACTAAACTTTATGTAGATGCTAAAGAGTTACTAGTTGAAACTGCTTCATCCGCACCAGTTTCTGCTGAAAATGGACAACTTTTTATTGATACAATAGAAAACAGACTTGCCTTTTATTACAATGGTCAATGGAACACACTTGCTTCACTAAATGACACAATAGAGATAGCACAACACATCCACGATACAGCAATTGATGGAACTGGCCTGATTGTTTCAACATTTAAAGACGCAGGGTTTTACAATGAAGCAGGCGCCACAGAGGACGCTGGCTTTTATAATACAAACAGTTGGTCTGTCACGTATGATGGCGGAATTGCAACAGAAGTCTTTAATTAAAACCTGATATAATATGATTACACACCTATGGAGGAGTAAATAAATGGCAACAAGAATGCAACAGCGTAGAGGAACTGCTTCACAGTGGGTATCTTCAAACGAAGGCCTAGGCCCAATCCTGAATGCAGGAGAAATTGGTTTTGAGTCAGACACAAATAAGTTTAAGATTGGCGATGGTGTTAATCACTGGGCAAGCCTCGATTACTTTATTGATGCTAACTCAATAGCCAACCCTTCATTTGGAACAAGTATTACATTTGAAGGCGCAACAGCAGACTCATATGAGACCACTCTTGCGGTTACAGATCCTACAGAGGATCGTACAATTACATTTCCTAATGCAACAGGAACAGTTCAACTTAGAGTAACTGATGTTTCAGATACTGAAATTGGATACCTTAATGGTGTTACTTCAGCAATTCAGACTCAGTTGGATGATAAGTCAACAGCATCTAAGACAGAAACTCTTACCAATAAGACTTTAACATCTCCAAAGATTAACGAAGATGTTGCTATTACAGCAACCGCTACAGAACTTAATTATGTAGATGGTGTTACTTCAGCAATTCAGACACAGTTAAATGCACTTGCTCCAAAAGCAGATCCAACATTTACAGGTACGGTTTCTGCAGCAAACTTAACACTTTCTGGTGATTTGACCGTAAACGGAACCACAACAAATATCAACTCAACTAGTCTTGTCGTAGAAGATAAGAACATTGTTCTTGGAGATGCAGCAAGCCCAACAGATACAACTGCTGATGGCGGAGGTATTACACTTAAGGGCGCAACTGATAAAACCTTTAACTGGGTAGATGCTACAGACGCTTGGACTTCATCAGAACATATTAATCTTGCATCAGGAAAAACTTTGAAATATAATGGTACTGATTTAGTTGCTTCACAATCTGGTAACTCAGGAAAGTACCTAACAACTGACGGAACTTCAACCTCTTGGGGAACAATTTCAGGATATTCAGCACCTACTCTCGGATCAACATCAATTGCTTCAGGTGCAACCGTAACAACAATTACAGCACTTACACTTTCAGATGCAACTCTAACTGGGTCACTTACAGCAGGCAGCGCAACAGGAACATCAGGACAAGTTCTTTCTTCAACTGGTTCTGGAGTTCAGTGGATTACTCCATCACAAGGCGCAGCATTTAGCGAGTTAATGCTTGTAGGTTGCTAGTGCTTCTAAATATTTAGAGTACTAACTCTAAACTAAAGATTTACACGCTCTTATTGAGCGTGTTTTTCTTTTTAAACTTGTGATATACTTAAGACTACTTCGTAAATTAAGAAGTACTCATCTAATTTTACTTTGAAAGGTATATATAAATGTCAGAAAGCGTATTTTCGTTTCGTCTATCGGAAGAATTTGTAAATAAATATCAAACCATACCCGCACCATTTGGATTCTCAGATGCAGGATCTAACTCTTTGGGAGAGATAACATTTATTCGCACATATTCTCGTGTTAAAGAAGACGGTACAAAGGAACGCTGGCATGAAGTATGCCGTCGTGTAATTGAGGGTATGTACTCAGTTCAAAAGAATCACGCTAAGGACAATCGCCTACCATGGAATGACAATAAGGCTCAGAAGTCTGCTCAGGAAGCATTTCAAAGAATGTTTGAATTGAAGTGGACTCCACCAGGTCGTGGTCTCTGGGCATTTGGAACTCCTATGACTATGGAAAAGCGTAACTCTGCATCCCTTCAAAACTGTGCAATGGTCTCTACTCGTGACATTGATCGTAATGATCCAGGTGCTCTTTTTGCTTGGGTAATGGATGCATTAATGTTAGGTATTGGTGTAGGGTTTGATACCCTTGGACAAGACAAGCAAATGTCTATTTATGCACCTACAGAACCAGCCTCTATTTATGAAATTCCTGATACTCGTGAAGGATGGGTAGAATCTGTTAGATTACTCATCAATTCATTTCTTCGTGCAAACCAGCCTATTCAGGAATTCAACTATGACCTTATCCGACCTCTAGGAGCACCTATTAAGGGCTTTGGAGGCGTTGCAAGCGGTCCAGCACCACTTATTGATCTCCATACACGCATTCGTAATGTAATCGGTTCTAGAGCAGGAGAAGCACTTGATAGCCGTGCTATTGTAGATATTGTAAATCTTATTGGTACCTGCGTTGTTTCTGGAAATGTTCGTCGTTCTGCTACTCTTGCACTCGGCGTTCCAGAAGATGAAGGTTTTATTAATCTCAAGAACCCAGAAGTATTCCCAGAAAGAAATTCATATGATCCAGAAAAGCCAGGTTGGGCATGGATGAGCAACAACTCAATCGCTGCTGAGGTTGGAACAAAATATGAAGACTATGTGGATTTAATTGCAGACAACGGAGAACCAGGTTTTATCTGGCTTGATGTTGCACGTAATTATGGCCGCCTTGCGGATGCTCCTGATTATAAAGACACTCGTATCATGGGCTTTAACCCTTGTGCGGAGCAGCCATTGGAGTCGTATGAACTTTGTACTCTTGTAGAGGTTCACTTAAACCGACATGAATCTAAGGAGGACTTCCTCAAGACGTTAAAGTTTGCTTACCTTTACGGAAAGACTGTAACTCTTATGCCAACACACTGGCAGCAGACAAACGGGATCATGCAACGTAACCGTCGCATTGGTACATCTCTTACAGGCATTGCTGCATTTGCTGATGAGCATGGTCTTCCAGTAATTCGTGAGTGGATGGATGAGGGATACAACACAATTCGTAAATATGATCACTCATATTCAGAGTGGCTATGTGTCCGTGAATCAGTTCGTGTAACAACAGTTAAGCCTTCAGGCTCTGTGTCACTACTATCTGGTGCAACCCCTGGAGTTCACTGGGGACCTGGTGGAGAGTTTTATCTTCGTGCTATTCGTTTTGGAAATACCGATCCTATGCTTCATTTGTTTAAAGCAGCGGGGTATAAGATTGAATCAGACCTTGTATCAGCAAACACACAGGTAGTGTATTTCCCAGTAGCATCTGGACACAAACGTGCAGAGAAACAAGTTAGCCTATTTGAAAAAATTGGTTTGGCAGCAACTGCTCAGAAGTATTGGTCAGATAATGGTGTTTCTGTAACTCTTTCTTTTGACAAAGAAGAGGAAACAAAATTTATTGCTCCAGCCTTAAATATGTATGAGGGACAACTAAAAGCAGTTTCATTTCTTCCAATGGGAAATAAAACATATCCACAGCAACCCTATACAGAAATTACAAGAGAAGAATATAACTCATATGTAGGCAAAATCGGTAAAATTGACTGGTCTGCTATTTATGATGGACTAGAAAATCTTGAGGCAGAGGGCGAAGCATATTGCTCAACCGACGCATGCGAGATTAAGTTTTACTAGTCTCTAGCCTGCTATAATAAGGTTATAGGAGAATTATGTCTAACCCGTCAAATTTATATGCAGAGAAAATTTTCTCAGAACACCCACTGGTTTTGTGGGCACTTGACGATAAGGCTGACTACGTAAGTTTAATAACAGAAGCACAAAGAAATATCTCATCACTTTGGAATGAGACTGGTGGAGTAGCAAGCCTAGTATCAACACCATCAGATGCACCTTTTCAAGATAGTTACACATCGAGTATTTCTGCAAACGTTCCAACGGTTGATGGAGAAGAGGTTATTGCTTGGAGTCCAGATCTTAAAAACTTTAGTGATCTTGATCTTGATCTAGGAACTATTTCTGTAGGAACATACTTTTATTTAAACAGTGTGTATGTTAGTTCAATTTCTATAGGGATAGAATATACAGACACAACATCTTCACAACTTGTTAGAAAATTTGAAACATTCTCAGATCCAGTATATGCAAACTGGTCCTTAATATCTGCAACATTTGATATTCCTAATGAAAATGCAAATTTTCGTATTTTTATTAAATTTAATACATTAACGGGCGGCTTTTCTACAAATGATTATCAAATTTTGTTTAATGGAATTACAGTAGGCCAATGGTCTGAAGAATTTAATGCAGTATCTTTGGGCGTTCAAAAAGAACTACTTCCTTCGGACATAGCCCTTTCAGAAACATATGCGTTAGAGGCAAAAGCCTACGGTCTATCTGACAAATCTGGATACTACCTAGTAAATAAAAATAGCCTGGTTGCAAGAAATACAACGATACCGTTAGTCTATGGTGCATCTGGTGTTACCAAATTAAGGCCTAACCAAAATAATTTACCATCAGTGATCGTTCCAGGCCAAGGATTTTTAAATGAAGCAGGAAGACACAAAGAATACACAATAGAGTTTTGGGCAAGAATTAACTCTGACTCCATAACCCCTTCAAGAATATTTGGACCTATTTCTTCTACAGATGGGCTATATGTTGAAAAAGGGTTTTTAACATTAAAAATTGGAAATATATTTAGGTCTCACTTTGTTGGAGAATGGTATAGGCCAATGCTTTTTGATATAAGAATATTAAGAAATTCTGCAACGCTTCTTTTAAATGGTGAACAAGTTATAAGCATAAATTTTATTACAAAAGATTTAGACCTGCCATCTGTTATAGATCAAAATGGAAAATCACAAGATTGGCTTGGTTTCTATTCTACAGAAAATGTTACGCCAATTGAAATTGATTGTGTTGCAATTTATCACTATCAAGTACCAATCACAGTTGCAAAAAGAAGATGGGTTTATGGTCAAGGAGTACTTTCTCCAGAAGGGATCAACTCTTCTTATGGAGGATCTTCTGCATTTATTGATTATCCATTTGCAGACTACACAGCAAACTACTCTTATCCAGATTTTGCAGAATGGCAACAGGGCACCTTTGATAACCTAGTAACAACTCAAAACTCGTTAGAAACACCAGCCTATTCTTTACCAGAAATTTTTACTAACTCAAAAACACTTCAAGATTTATATGACGACAACCTTTCACTTCAATCGGAAACAAATAATTTTATTACTTTAAAACCTAACGACTCTTGGGCTAATCAGGGAGCATATATAAATTTTCCAAGATTTGACATTTTAAATGATCAGATTCATGCCATATATGGTGTTTTTAAGATATCCGAAAATACTTCAGTACAAACACTATTTAAAATATATAACAATCTAACTGGAAACTTTTTTACAATTAAAAAAGATGGGGCAAAAATAGACTATTACTTAACATTTAATGGTATAGAAGAAGAGTTTTACTCAATCCCTAATTTTTCATTGAATACGTTACTTGGAATTGGAATAAAGTTTGATGACCTAGTTAATACTTTTGGTGGAAATGTTGCTGCTTTTTTTGGAAATTTAAATGGTCTAAAGATGTATGTTGGAGGAGATGAAACGACAAGCAATACATTTTTTGGAAAGATTTATTCAGTTGGAGCCTGCTCTAGTTTAAATTTAGATAATCTTTTGGAACACTTTAATTTAAACGGTACTGCTAAAATTGAAGACGCAGAAGAACTTCTGGCACATACCGCAAGTTACACACTTTTGCCAACTGTGGCATATGGTAAGTTTTTGCTAGACATTGGGACAGCATCTTATTGGGAAGACTACCTACCACTTTCTTATTTTGGACAATATGTCAAAAACGACGTAGGCAACGAATACTATGATTTAGATTTTTTACAATTTAATATTGGATATCCAGCACCATCAAAACTATTAGAAAAAGAATTGGTCACTGAAAACTGGACATATGGTGATTTATACCAAGAATACCTAAGCCCAATACAAAGGCCCTATTCAGAACTAGACAATTTTTTATATTCTGGGTTTAATGATTATGAAGATCTAGCACAAAAATCAAATAAGTATTATGAATACGATACAACAGATTCAGAAATTAAAAGTTATATAACCTTTCAGTATATTAAAGAAGGCGCAAACGCACTTAAAAATTCTTTTACAACAATACAAAAAGCAAGAGAAGGCAGAGTTCTTGATATTTCTGAATATCCTAATTGGCCAAGCACAAAGTTTGAGGTTGTAGATGGAACAATAATTTATCCAATAAATACAGTTGACTTTAATGAATTAGCAGTTGTCTATCATCTTGAGTTTAGTTCAAGAAATATATTAACAAAACCAATATCTCTAAGAAGGCTAAGTTTAATATCTCAAGCACTCAACAATAACTCGTTTAACCCTATTGGAACTAGATTTGGCATAGACATTTTTCCTTACAAAAAATCTGGAATATACTACGATTATAAATCTAAAAATCCATTTAGCATTTATAAAGGCAGTACCCCGTACTTGTATATGACAAGAGATTCTGGAATTGAGGTTCGTGGAGACTTTAGTTCAACCATTGATCGTGGAATAAACATTCCAGTCAATAAACAACTAGCAGATGCCTATCAGGTAAGTGCCGTACAATTATGGTATAGATATGATCTTGATATTTTTTCAGGTACTCCAACTCAGTTTTTTGAAATAAACTATAAGGGCAACCTAATAAAATTCTATACAATGGCGATAGACAATGCGGGGAAAAGGGCAAAAGTTTATGCCATTAATGATAACACAGGAGAAGCCTTTAATGGATTATCTTATTATATAAATGGAAATATTGTTAGAGAGCCAGTTATAACGATTAAAGAGTGGTCTGTTCTTGGAATAGGATTTGCCAATACCCTAGATTTTAATAATTTTATTGGTGGCATTAACCTTAACGGTCCAGGAGTATTTAATAATGTTTCTTACTATCAGGCAAATAGTCTTCAACAAATACAAAAGCAACTTACAAGGCCTTGGGCAGATGTAAAGGATGATGAAGGCACAGATCTTTATTGGCAGTACTGGAATGAAAATTTTAATTGGGAAGGAATGCTGGTGTTGTCTTCATCCAGCCTTTATGGTGTAAATCCATCAGATGTTTATAAGACTTATATTGGAACTAATAAGATAATTATTGATGATGGAGACGGAATGACGTTCCTTCCAGACAAAATTAAGATATATAGAGACTCTTCATGGTCTAGTTTTACTATCACACCTGTCTAATATGGTATACTGGTGGTTATGAATTCTTTAATAAATCCCGAAACTGGCGAACCCATTGTAAAAAATGTGCGTAGGCAGGTAATCGAAAAGAAGTATAACTGGGGGCTATACGTATACAAGAAGTCTAACGGTAAGTGGTTTACTGACGGAGAAGGCAATGTCCTTAATATTGAAGCAATGCGTAACGATGTAGCAAAAATTGCAGAACTTAAAGCAGCAGCAAGGCATTATGGCGATGATGGTGATGGAGAAGCAGTTTTTGTTCCAGGCCTTACTCGTATTTCAGATGAAGAGCACTCAGAGCAAATGGATAGAATGAAGCAAGGCCTTATTCCTTCAATGAATGATTTAGGTGCATGGCATGCTGCACAGCAAACATTAAATAAAGCAGGAAAGGCGGCCTTTGATGAGTAATAGCGACTACATAGAGGCACGACTTGGAACAACGGACAAACCTGAAAACCAGTTTAAAAATAGTGATCCATTTAATAAGTCTTGGGAGGAATTAAAAAATCTTGCGGGACTTGAAGATAACTTTAAAAGACGTGTTACAAGACAAGTAAACAAGGCAGTAACACAAGAAGGATATCTTGCCACTAACGCAAATATTGATCTGCTTAGTGATTCATACCTAAATTCAGCAAATGCTGATCCAAAAGGTTTAAAAGATTCTGGCTCGAAAGCAATTAATCCTGGCCTGGTCTACCGAAACGGTTATGGCCTATTTGATGTAATTACACCACCATACAACATGTATGAGTTGGCTAACTTTTACGATACCTCTTTTGCTAATCATGCTGCAATCGATGCAAAGGTAGAAAACGTTGTAGGTCTTGGTTACCGTTTTGATGTAACAGATCGAACAATGATGAGCCTTGAGAACAATTCTGATAAAGGCGCAACTAATCGTGCTCGTAATCGTATTGAAAGAGCAAAATTAGAACTTCGTGATTGGCTAGAATCACTAAATGATGATGATAGTTTTACACGAACAATGGAAAAAATTTATACAGACCTTCAAGCAACTGGAAATGGTTATTTAGAAGTTGGTAGAACCGTAAGCGGAGAAATAGGATATATCGGACATATCCCATCTACAACAATGCGTGTACGCCGACTTCGTGATGGCTATGTTCAGATCATCGGACCAAAGGTTGTTTACTTCCGCAATTTTGGTGCTATTAATAGAAACCCCTTAACTGCAGATAATCGCCCAAATGAAATCATTCATTTTAAAGACTACTCTCCATTAAACACATACTATGGAGTTCCTGATATTATTGCAGCACTTCCTTCTCTTATTGGTGATCAACTTGCATCCCAATACAATATTGATTATTTTGAAAATAAAGCAGTACCAAGATATGTGATTACCCTCAAAGGTGCAAAACTGTCTTCTGATGCTGAAGACAAGATGTTTAGATTCTTACAAACAGGGTTAAAGTCTCAATCACATAGAACACTATATATACCTTTGCCTGGAGATACTGATCAATCTAAGGTTGAGTTTGAGATGAAACCAATCGAAAATGGTATTCAGGATGGATCATTTAAAGAGTATCGTAAACAAAACCGTGACGATATTTTAATTGCTCACCAAGTTCCAATTTCCAAACTCGGAGGGTCTGACTCAGGCGCTATTGCAGCGGCTCTTGCTCAAGATAGAACCTTTAAAGAGCAGGTCTCTCGCCCAGAGCAGCAACATCTTGAAAAGGTGATTTCAAAAATTATTAAAGAAAAAACAGACATTCTTCAGTTTAAGTTTAACGAACTTACACTCACAGATGAAATTGCACAGTCTCAAATTCTTGAGAGATATGTTAAAAATCAAATCATGTTGCCTAATGAGGCTCGTGAAATTCTTGATCTTCCACAGGCAGAACATGGAGATGCTCCACTTGAACTTAGTCCAAGACAGGCAGCAGACTCAAGGGCAAACGGTAATCGTTCTAGAGATGCAGAAAGGACAAACAATCAATCCGATGGATCAGCAACTACCGCAGGTCGTAATCCAAAGGGTGAAGGTAGGGCATCTCAATAATTGAGAAAACTCTATAAATGTTTGGTATAATAGAAGACAACATGAACATAAATAAGGCTTTCTGGACCACTGACGGCGACAACGTACGCCTATCAATGCCCTTTGGCAAAGTAGATATTGAAAAAAGAATTGTTTCTGGTTTTGCCTCTCTTGATAATGTCGACAAACAGTTTGATATTGTTACAACAGAAGCATCTATGAATGCTTTTGCAAAATTCCGTGGGAACATTCGTGAAATGCACCAACCATCAGCAGTTGGTAAAATGATCTCATTTAAAGAAGAAAAGTATTTTGATCCAGAATCAAAAAAGTTTTATAAGGGAATCTATGTATCTACATATATCTCTAAAGGCGCAAGCGATGCTTGGGAAAAAGTTCTTGATGGAACGTACACTGGTTTTTCTATTGGGGGACGAATGAATAAATGGGATGATGCATATAATGAAGAACTTGAAAAGTCAATCAGAATCATCAAAGATTATGATCTGGTAGAATTGTCCTTAGTAGACTCACCAGCAAATCAGTTTGCAAGCATTATGTCAGTTGAAAAAGTTGACGGGGTAAACACAATTAAAGGTGACATAGCAAATACCGTTGTAGAAAACGTATTCTATGATGAAGAA